TTTGCTCTTCAGTGGCATTTTTTTCTTCTTTAGGTGTTCTTAAATCTACTTTGGTGATTGTTTCAGCACCAGTATCTAATCCCATTTTTTTTAGGGCTTTAGTTTCTTTTTCAGCTGTGGAAGGATTTTCATCTTCAACAACTTTTGCTTTTATTTCTTCTGACATAATATAATATAATAATTTACTCTTTTAATAAAGGTAAGAATAATTAACCTTATGACCCTTGATAAGCTACAATAGTTCCAGAACTTACATCAATTTCAGTCCAACGACCGTAAATTGTAACTCCTTTAGGGAACGTAACACTATCAACGACAATTCCGTTTGATCCAGCTCCAATGCCTTCTGTATTAATATATGTTGTAGCACTTTCTGCAACCAACCCGCTTGCGCTATCAAACACGGAGTCAGTCAACATTGTTATAGCTACAAATACATTTCCTGAATCAGGAGTTATAGCATTTGAACTTGCTGTTGTATAAGTTGAACCGTTTATACTTCCGGTCCAATCATTTCTAGGTACTTTGCTCATATTTTTTAATTTAGTTATTATCTTGGTTCAAATTGTTCTAAACCAAATCCTCCTAAATTATCGAACCCACTAGATTCAAAGTTTTTTGGAGGTGTATTGTTTTTTCTTTGCTCTATTAATTCAGACTGTTGGGTTGCCTGTATTTTTGTCCTTTCATCTTTTCTATCTTCACGAAACTTGTCTTTATCATTAATCACTCGTAAATCCATTTCTTTAAGCTTTACGTTTAATTGAAACTCATGCAGCATAAGCTCTTTTTTAATAGCAGCTTCTCTTTCTAATTTTTGAATATCAAACTGTGTTTGAGCTTGATTCATTTTTACTTTATTTTCAGTCATTACTTGATTCTTTTGAATATCTACAGCAGCCGCCGCTTCTGCAGCTTTTGCATTTGACTCAGATTGTAATTCAATATTTCTTCTTGAAACAGCTTGATCTCTTTCTTGCTTTTTTCTTTTTCTTAATTTTAATAACTCATTTGCAAGTTTTAAATTTTTAATATTTCTTACATCAATTGCGTCTTCAAGATTAATTTGTTCTTTTTGTAATGAAACTTGTATATTATTTTCTAATAATTGTTTTTCTTCTTCATCAGGTGTTAATTCTAAAAATATTCCAAAATCGTGCAAGTGCAATTCTTTTACTTCTTCTAAGTTAGCAACATTAAATCTTCCTAAAGAATTTATAAAAGAATTTTTTGTATTAGCGAATTCTAAAACATCTGAAATACGTAAGCTAATAGCTTCAGCTGTTTTTAATGAAAGATATAACCCTGATTGTAACACATGCCTTGTTGCTGTATTAGAATTAGCTGCTGCTAATTTTTGTAATCCAACTAAAGAATTTTTATCAGGTAATGATCCATCTCTTGCTTCATTTAACCCCGTAACATCTCTCATATTTTGTAAATAGTAATTATATGCTGTAATAAGAGATTGAATTTTACCCCCGCCGTTTCCGCTTTGCAATTCTTGTATTGGTACTCTTCCGTTATTAAACTCTCCATCTTGTGTCATTGATCTTCCAATAACAGATCCTGTTTGAAAAAACATATTCAAAGCTTCTTGCGGATTATAATTAGTTCCATTTCCTAAATCAACTTCAGCAATACCATCTGCATCTAAAAATACTCCATCTGGAACCATTCTTGATAAAACTTGTTGTAACTTTAAATGTGTTAATTGAATCATATCTGCAAACGTCGTCATTCTACTAACAAGTGATTCTAGTCTACCTTTATACATTCTAGGTGCTACAATGTTATAAGACATTTGAACTTTTGTAGTATCAGACTTAGGTCTTGTCATATTTTCTGCCATTTGCCAACTTAAAATATTTTCACTACCTATTATTTTTGCACCACAATATAAAACTTCAATAGCTCTATCTACTTTTTCAAATCTTGATCTTTGATCAGCAGGAGGATTAAAGCTATCATCTTTTTTTATTGCTTTTTTACCTCCAGAAACAGTTTCTTTAATTTTATAAGTTTGACTCCTATATGTTTTATATTCAAAATATAATATATAAACGTAACCATCGTCATCACCATCTAGTGCCCCATATGATTTGTTATAAAGTAAAGCTCCTGAGCCTAATCCATTATCTTCTATATTTTTTATTTCTTCATCAGTAATTTCTGGAAATTGTTTTTTAAGCTCTACTATACTTAATTTTTTTATTTCTCCTACATAATATAAATCATCAAAATAAGGAGATTCTGTAAAAGAATATACAATATCTGAAGGATCAACATAGTTGATAGTAATACCTTCTGCTTTATTAAACCCATTCTTTACGCATCCCATTCCTATAACTGCTATATCATAATCAAGTCGTTTTTTTATTAATTCATACTTGTTTTTATCCATAACATTATTTATAGCTTCTTCTTGTGCTATTTCAATTCCTTGCTTATATTCAAGTTGCATATGAACACTTAATTCATTTTCATCATAAGGAAGTTTTGTAGGGTCTGTTTTATAAATGTCTACGCCTAGTCTGCTTTGTACTGCATCAATATACTCTTTAGATTTCATGTCCCTAAGTATATTCGACATATAGTTGTTTCTTTTTTCTATTGAGCTTGGGTCTTGCGAATATGCTTTTATATCATAAGTTCTTTCTGCAATACCATTAACTACTATATCTACAAACTTTGGAATTATAGGCACAGGTTTCCAATCTAAATTTAAATAAGATAAATCTCCGTTTATTGAAAGTTCATCTTTATACTTTTGTATTGATTGCTCTCCTCTTGCATATAATCTTAACCTATGAAAATTTTCACGATTAGATTGATACCTAGAAGTACCAGAATCTTTTTTAAACCATTCCGATTCAATAGCTCTTCCTATTTTCTTACCATATTCTATGCTAGCTTTTTCTGCGTCAGATACTGACATACTCGGAAATAATCCTGTTGGGTGTGACTTTGCCATTTACTTTAATATTTTTGATAAACTACCTTGGTTATTATATTTTTTAAATTCAAACTCTAATTTCTTTTTTGTTTTTACTACAGCGGGTGCATACATATTTTTATTACATGCCATAATTGCAAGCCCTGAGCTTATTGCTGCATCAAACTTTGTTCTTTTATTTATATCAAACAAAGCCCAATCATTTAATGTACGATCAAAATATAAATCACCATAGTTATTATCTTCTTTTAATCCTACGTGTTTATCTATATATGACTCTATTGCTGCTGCGTGCGCTTGTCTAATATCTTCTGAGGAGTTTGGTATACCTCCTATTTCTTTTTCTGCAACCGATAATTTATTATAACTTTTATCGGGTCTATTCATTGAATATCCTCTGTAGCCTCTTCTTTTTAAATAATATAAAAGTCTTGGCTTATTGTTTTCTGCTAATAATGGCATTCCATAAAATACCAACGCCATCAATACATCTTCAAAAAACATTTCCGCGGTAGGCGGTCTCGATACATATTCAAGAAAAAAACTATTAGAAGGGGCTTCGTCCAAGCTAAACTTAGTCAATCCATGCAAAGCTCCTTTAGATCCTTGACCATCTGTCGTCCCGGATATATCATAACTATCGCATCCAAAAGCCCCTAAGTGTTCATTACCGGGATATTTTCTTCCACTTCTATTAATTACAATGTTTTGCATATGTACAGGAGGAATCCAAGAAACATTAAATCTACCTTTCATATCAGGCATAAATATAACCTTACTATCTTTTATACCATTCTCCCATTGAAAGTTTCCTTTAGACACTAATCCTGAACCTTTCAAATCACCGTTGTAATCTATTTGTTCGTATATTTTCTGTAAATTAAATATACTGTTTTTTGTTTCGTCTCTAAACGCATGCTCTTCCGTACGGGGAAATTGACGATAAAATTCATTTAATGCGTCTTGATCGTTTTTAAGACCATCTGCCTCGTTTTGCCAGTGCTCAATAACTCCTGTTGTAATTGCTTCTCCAAAATTGTCGCGAGCGCTAGCATCTCCAGATTCAAAGACAGGCAATCCGCAATCGTCGATAAATCCTTCGTAGTTCCATTCCATAGGTATGAATAAGCTATATAATCCAGAGCTTGTTTGTCCATTCCTGTTTCTTTTAGTAACGTCTGATGCATAGTATAATTTTTTAAAGTTATCACCACCCTTATCTAATGCGTTTGATGTTGATCCCATCATACACTTTCCTATAATCCTACTTCCCAGTCTAAGAGTTGTTTTTGTTACTCGCCAGTTATTTAATATATTATCTGGTCTTTCCCATTTACCAGATTCATCGTGAACTAATAATTTTAATTTTTCACCATCATAAGAGTTATCTCCTGTATTCTTCCAATCTATTGTTGTATCGAGCCCTTCGAGCGCTTCGGGCTTGGCGGCGCCGGTTGCACTGATGGACTTCCTAGTGAGCTTGGAGGCGGGTACTCTGAATGCAAGTTCGGTCTTGGGCCTATCCATTCCGTCTTGTATTGGTTTGAAGAAGAAGGGATAGTGGACTGATATGGGTACCACCTTGTCTGTAAACATCTTCTTTGCATCTGCACCACTCTTCGATAAGATTCCGAATCGAGAGTCGGAACTGATAGTAGCTTGGTTAACTGTCTCGCTTGATGACATGAAACTAAACCCGGACCTTCTATTCTTAAGATAACAGATTCCGTAGCAGCGTTGATCTGCCTTGCAAGCCTCCCAGAATATGAAGAATAATCTGTTTGCTTCTCTAAAGTCTGGTCTCCCAACATCAATCTTGGACCACTGCAAGTACATATAATGAGAGCCAGTAATATAAGTGCTACAACCTTTGTTGCGAAACCAAAAGCCTTCTTCGCGTCTGGTAAATTCTCTATCAATGTATGCATACCATTTTTCTTTTAATTCCTCAGGATAATTTCTCCAATCGAATATTGTTTTTAATCTTCTAAGTTCAGCCGGATAATCATGCGCAATCCATTTATCATCTATGCTATACACATCTCTCTCAGCTGGCAAAGCAATCTTTAAATTTTGTATTTCATATACTTCGCCTATTTGTCCTGTTTTGCTTATAACAACAACATCATGTTCTTCATTGTAACCATACTTCCATTTCTTGCCTTTATTTAATCTACTAATAGTAGTTTTTTTAATTGGCTCAATAATCTTATATAATGTTTGTTGATATGCCATTACTTAGATTTTTTTTCTGCAAACCCTGAAAACGTATTTTCTTTTGTTTGCGTTGGTTTATTTTCAAGTAAACTTTTTTCTGCTTCTATTCTATTTAATATTTCAAAAGCATCAAATATTGCAAGTTTCTTGGTAGCAGCGGCATTTTTTAATCTATCAGCTGAAACATCATCATCTGTTTCAACAATAGCTTCTTTTGCTACCTTGACTAATTCATC